TCCCCCTTTGACCGTCAGGGAAATGTATATATTACCCCCTGTAAGGGGGTACATTTTCCTTCCCTCGGAAAAACTCGGTATTTTCTCGACTTTTTCCCTCAAAGGGAAATTATCGGTAAATTTCGTGTTTTTCACTTTGATAGGGAAAAGGGAAACTATCGTATTTTTCCTTATGAGGGAAATTGTTTCCATTCGAGTTTTTCCTTATGAGGGAAACCCTTTCCATCCGTATTTTTCCCTTTACTTCTTACCCACATTTCCTTCATCGATCCAGAATCCGCCATGCTCTTTTATACGGTTCCGAACTGTTTTTTCGGTTGTCCCCATACTCTCCGCCAGTTCTTTCACAGTTACTTTTCCATCCTCATTGAAACTTTTAAGGGACTCATACTGCTCTTCCAGGCTCTGCATGCGGTCCTTTTTAGCCTGCTCAGGTGTCCGTTTTTTCTTGAAGTTTTTTTGCCATGATGCCCCGTCAGCCTCCGGCTGTATATCGTTCAGAATGCCCACACCGTCCACCCTATGGCAGGGATAATCAAACCATAGGTTGACCGCGGGGAACTTCGGAAACTCTCTCAGAGTCCCCTCAATGCGCCAGGCCGTCACAGCCCTGGCCCTTATCTTAGCGGCCTCCACAATGCGCTGCAGGGCCGCCCATTGCCATTTGTCCAGCTTATTCTCGCAGTAAATGAGCATCTGATAGCTGCTGCATAAATCATCCTCTGACAGGTCATCCTCCCATTTAAAATGGGCATCCAGGTACTGCTTGCAAGCCGCACACACAGCCTTGTTCTCCTCGGCCTTAAGCACATCCTCAGACAGTTCAAGCTCTATCATATCCAGCATAGCGTCCGGGTCGCGGGCAAACACACCGGAGCCGGATGCCCGGTCCATGGCCTTCTTGCTTCCCTGGCCGCCCTTACTGTGGTGATGGCAATAGATAACCGCCACACCCAGTTCTGTACAGACCTTGTCAAACTGGTTGCAGAAGTTGGCCATCTGGTCCGCGCTGTTCTCGTCGCCGGTGATGACTTTATAAATGGGGTCAATCACAATGGCTATGTAGTTCTTCTTGGCGGCCCTGCGTATGAGCATCGGAGCCAGTTTGTCCATAGGCCGGGACTTACCACGCAGGTTCCAGATATCAATGTTTTTAAGGTTGTCCGGTTTCCATCCCAGAGCCTGGTACACATCCCTGAAACGGTGCAGACAGCTGGCCCGATCCAGCTCCAGATTCACATACAGGACTCTCCCCTGGGTGCACTTCCATCCCAGCCACTCCCTGCCCTCCGCAATGGCTATACACATCTCAATCTGCAGGAAGGACTTTCCGGCTTTTGATGGCCCGGCTATGAGCATCTTATGGCCCTGCCGCAGCACACCGTCAATCAGACATGGCGCCAGCTCCGGGAGGTTGTCCCAGACATCCTCCAGACTCTCTGGATCCGGCAGATCGTCATTGACAGACTCAATCCATTCCTTCCATTCGCTCCAGTTAGCCTTCCCGATATTGGTGTCCATCAGGAACTGTTTATGTTCCCCACGGATAATCCCGGGCATCCTGGACAGTCTGGATGGGTTACGGTTCTGCGGGTCTATCTCCAGGCCGTTCTTCCGGCAGATGTCGTACAGGTAGTCCACACGCTTCCGGTATTCCGTATAATCTGCGGCATCCACCCGCACAATGGCGTGCAGGCTTTTCCCTCCACTGTGCACCAGGCAGGCCACCGGAAGCTCCAGCTCCCTGATGATGGCATTCTGTTTTTCAATGTCCATTCCATCTGACTCAACCAGTGAATACCTATAGTCTGCCACATTGGCATCACGGACACCTGTTCCATCCAGGGGATTGAACCGTATCCAGGCCCCTCCTGCTGGGTTATAGTCACCCATTACTTTCCCAATGTCCCCATCACAGTTTGCCAGGGCCTCAATCAATTGCCCTGCCGTACGGTCAAATGAGCCTTTATCCGTGGGTTTCCATCTTCCATCCTCCGCCTGATAGCTCTTAACCACATAACCCACATTCTCACCGGCTTCAAACAGTGTTTCCAGATAGGTGATAAGCTGCTTCACTGGGTCCCATCTGCCGGGTTCCTGTATTTCCCGGCCTTCCACCCAATTTTTATCTATGACAATTCCCTCGGAAGATATGGCGTCATCCCAGTCCAGTGCATGTCCCGGGTCATAAGGCGGCATCCACCCCTGTTCCCTGGCGTACTGGACAATGGTACCGCCCGTCACTGGTGTACCATGGCCATGGAAACCATTCCATTTCTTCTGGCACTCCCCAGGATGATACCTGCCGGGGTCCCTCTGGCTCCATGCATCCCAGATTTCCACGCTGTATCCCTCCTGGTCCAGGGCCATCCCTACATTCAGCCATTGCTGGTAATCCAGTTCCGCCGGCTCTATGCTGTTTAAGACCTCCAACAGGTCATACTGGTTATTCTCCATGGCTTACTCCTTATCTATCAGGCACATACTCACTGGGGTTGACTCCTCTCGGTGCCCCGGTCCATCCTGCCGCTGCTATCCTGTCAATCATGTTTTTCCCTGCCTCAAAACTCCAGGTCCCCACATGCTGGAACCCGTATTTCTCAAGGCATCGAATCTGCTTCGGAGTTGTCAGACCTTCCTCCTGTCTCTTATGGAGACGGTCCAGTATCATGCTGGCCTTCCCAGCATTGTCAATATCATCCGGGAGGATACCCCGTTTCTCCAGTTCCTTCTTCTGGCTATCGGACGGTGGCGCCAGTTCCCATCCAAATGCAGGGACATATCCGGCCAGGTCCTCCGCCTGTATGCTCATCTCAAACTGCAGCGGATCCACCAGCTTCTTCTTCCGGTTCCGCATCTCACGCAGCTGCTTGGCCAGGGATTCCTCCCTTTCTGCAATTACATCCTCTGACGCCTTTTTCTCTGCTTCCTCGATGTCTACAGGACACCCGCAAGTCTCCTCCATGTTGTCGGTCATCTTCTGGGCCACTTCACGGTCTGTACAGATTAGGTCTGCCGGATGGCACAGTTCATGGCGTTCCGTGTGCCACAGGAAGTCTAAAAGCAACAGGTGTTCTTTCCCTGGATGCAGCCGGGTGCCACGTCCTACCATCTGGCTGTACAGACTCCTGACCTTGGTCGGTCTTAGCACCACAATACAGTCAACGGATGGGCAGTCCCACCCTTCTGTCAGCAGCATGGAATTGCACAACACGTTGTAATCCCCGCGGTCAAATGCTTCCAACACTTCCGCCCGGTCCTTACTCTCCCCGTTGACCTCAGCAGCCTTGAATCCTTTTTCGGTCAGAATGTCGCGGAATTTCTGGCTGGTCTTAACTAGTGGAAGAAAAACCACTGTTTTTCGGTTCTTACAATACTTTTCCATCTCGTCCGCAATCTGGTACAGGTATGGGTCAAGGGCTGTTGCAATGTCCCCCGCCTTGAAGTCACCGGACTGCATGGACACGCCTGAAAGGTCCAGCTTTAATGGTATGGTCAGCGCTTTGATAGGGGACAGGAATCCTGCCTTAATGGCCTTAGGGAGGGTATACTCATAGGCCAGGCTGTCGAATACCTGCCCCAGGTTCTGCATGTCCCCACGGTCCGGGGTTGCTGTCACACCAAGGACCCTGGCCTTATCAAAATGCTGCAGTATCTTCTGGTAGCTGTCAGATATGCTGTGGTGGGCCTCATCAATGATGATGGTGTTGAAATAATCAGCAGGGAACTGTCCCAGCCGTTTTTCCCTCATCAAAGTCTGGACAGAACCGACCACAACCCGGAACCAGCTGCCCAGACAGGACTGCTCCGCTTTCTCCGTGGCACATCCCAGTTTTGTAGCCTTGGCAATCTTATCCGCCGCCTGGTCCAGGAGTTCGCCACGGTGGGCCAGGATTAACACCCGGTCTCCACGGCGCACACAGTCCTCCGTCACCTTGGCAAATACGATGGTCTTACCGCAGCCTGTCGGCAGGACCAGGAGTGTCCGAAGGACACCCTTGTCCCATTCCTGGAAGATAGCTTCCTTTGCCTCGGATTGATAGGGTCTTAACTCCATTAAAAATCACCAGCCTTAAACTGTTTCGGTTCCGGGGCAAGGTATTCGTCCACCTTGTTATTCCTGCGCTGTTTCCCATTCTTATCCTTATACTCGTTGACATAAATTTTGAATCTTCCCGTGGCTCCAGGAACTTCATTCCAGCGCGGTTTCAGTTTCTCCCCCTTCTTCCGCTGTCCGATGCACAGGAAGAACTGGCAAAGTTTCCACTCCATCTTGCTGTTCAGGATAAGGTCATCAAAAACATGGTGTTCGTTTCCGTCTGAGTCTTTGATGACGCAATCAATCGTTGCCTTGTTGCAGGCTGCCATCTTGTCGCTGCCCGCAAACCTCCCTCTCTCCATGGTCCTGATTTCAAAATCGTATTCTCCATCTGGTAATGGCTCAAAATCAGAACCTTCATTTTCTATCTGGTCATCCCAGCTTAATTCCCTGCCCAATGCTTCATTCATATCATTCATGTATCACATATCCTCCTAATTGAATACTAATGCGTCCTTATCCTTCATTTCCTTAATCATTCCATACACTTTATCCCAGGCGCCTACCAGGCAGCCGTCCACAAAGTCCTTCGGGTAATCCCGTACAGGCATGTCTCCCGGAAAATACCCTCTTGCCTCCACCACGACCTGAATGTCCCACTCGCAGACATCATTTGCTATCATGAGGTCCCGCAGGTTCTTAGGAATACGTTCATCCACATTAGACGGCTCCGGCTTGTTTACAGGCTCATCATTAACAGGTTCCGGTGTTTCCGCTTCTTTTGCAGGCTCCTTAGCGTCCTTACCATTACTGACTGGCTGCTCCTGGGGTGACGGCTGGTTTTTAGTGGCTGTGGCCGGCGCCTCCCGTTTCTCAATCGGGGATGATGTGCCCGTCTGGGCCTGCTCGATGATATGCCGGATGCTGTCATACTCAAATGGTACCTCATCCGCCAGCCCATACCGGTTCTTGGCATCCCAGCAGCTGTGGTGTGTGGTATACATGACACGCTTTCCGCCCTGGGCCTTATTCTTGCCTTTCTGGGCCCCCTGACCGTCCACATTGACCGCAAACGTCTTGTAATTACAGAACAGTACCATGTCGGCCCATTCCTTCACCATGGGGGCTGTCTGCTTGGTCAGTTTCATCTCCCAGCGGTCATAGGCCCCCAGTTCATCCGGCTGCTCAAATTTCCGCAT